TCATTCACAATCATCTGAGCAACGATAAATCTATCTGGTTTATCATTAAAAGTATATGGTAGTATATCGAATTTTAAATTTCTTTCACTTATTTCTTTTGCAACTAAGTATAATAACAATGCCGTATCAGCACCACCCGATAGTTTCATGCCAATAGTACCTTCGTCACTTTTTAATGACTTTAAGAATTGTTCTGATAACAAGTCTACTGTGCCATATTCATTTGCATAAATCATTTTGGTACCTGTAAAATTTCTATTGGTATATTAATGATACTTTTAGTTGGGTCAATTGGCCCTTCATTTAGTGGGTCTCCTAAACCATTTAACTGTTTTCTAAATACTGTCTCGACATATTCTTGTACATCAAAGTAAGGGTCTGTTTCGTCTACATCTAAGTCGTTGTGACCGAAAATATTACCACCTGGATATCTACTATAAAATGCTTGACAGAATCTTTCAAGTGTTGTATACTGTTCTCGTGTAAATGCAGATGATGACCTATTGCCAAGTGCATCTGTATCGCCAGTCGCAACATTAATTCCACCAACAAGCACAATACCAAGAGAATGATTATTATGACCATTTGCAGACGTATGGTCACCAACTCTATCTGGTGGTCTACCTCTTTGCAATCTTCCGTCTCTTCGTATAACATAATGATAACCAATACCATCATGTCCTAACTGTGATTGTATGTTATTTATCTCTATTGCACCAATGTCTTTATCAGTCGCAGTTTCAGTTGCATGGATTACGACCTCCGATAATGGTCTTGAAATTGCATGTATTTCTGAATTTAATTCTTCAACAGAAGATACAAAAGTAAATACTTCGTCACCACTATTTTTACCTGACCACTTTGTAATCTCTTCACCAATAGGTTTTGGTAAGTCATAGAAGTTTGCATCTAATACCATTTGACCAGCAATTGTAGTGTTTAATGATTTTATTTCTTTATCTGCTCTATCAATTGTGTTTGTTGTATTTTCTATTTCATCTTTTGATATACCTGATTTTTCTGCTTCGTCTTTTACTTTGTTTTTAAAATCTAAAGGACTTGTAAAAGATTTTACTTTGTCTACAATACCTTTCATAAAACCACCAATATCTGCATTTCCAATTATTGACTTAATTGCATTTGCATCACCTTCTGGCGTTTTCTTTGCTACGTCTTCTGTAATATCTTTTAATACTGCACTTTCTACTGCACCACCAGTAATACCTTTTACTTTATTTTCTGTGTTTAATGTTATTTTTTCTGTAATGTTTTGTAATACACCATCTAAACCTGTGGCAATTGTTGCTATTACAGTTGCTATGGCATCTGTTGCTTTATCAACAAGTTCACCTATATCTCCTGCTAAGTCTTTAATTTTACCAACAAAACCTGCAACACTAGGAAAAGATGCAAGTTTAAGTTTAGTAACTTTTGCCTTTGCTTGAAGTGCCTCTACACCTGTTTGATTTTGAACGTTACCCAAAACGTCTTCTGGATTAGTTGTAGTTTTTAAATCAGGTATGCCAGATATTAATTTAGTTACTGCCTCTACCGCAGTACCAGCATCAAGATTTTGAGTAACACTTGCTATTTCACTTAGTTCTTGAGAAGATGCAATACCACTGGCCGCATCTGCAATTGATGATGCTTTAGCACTTGCTTTTGCAACTGCACCATCAATACCTTCTGCTATACTTGTTGGACTACCACCACCTGCAATATTTAAATTAAGTTTAGGTAGAGATAATTTTAAAGCAGGCGCACCTGTTATTTCACCTAATATTGTTGAAATAGGTTGAGCAGAATCTCCACCAGTTTTCGTTGCACTAACATTAAACGATGAATTAAAACCAGAATCAGAACCACCACAATTAGTTGATAAACTACCAGCAGAATATGGTAGTGTAATTGACCCAGTGTCATTAATACCATTAATGCTAGGTAAATTTTCAGTAATAAGAGCAACGCCTTCACCTTGTATGACATCACCTTTTGCATTTTGTACTATATCTAAAGGTTTTATACCACCAATTTCTGTTAAATCTCTACCAATAGTTGTATCTAATTTAGCACGAAGTTGGTCACTTGCTTTTGGCAAGTTTACTTTAATGTACTCTTGCTCTATATCTTCTCTTTTTAATCTTTTTAATTGAGAATTAATTCGTGATTTAATTTCTCTACCCACCAATACTCTCCTTGATTTCTAGTGCCTTTGCTTCTACTTCATCTTTAAAACCAGATGCATTGTTTTCTAAATAGTATTTAGTCACAATTTCTGGTAAAGAATTTTTACCTTCTAAACTGTCAGTTTGTAATATTTTTATATTAGCATTTTGTTTTTCACCTCTTAGTTCAAAAACAACAAACTCTAATTGTGTTGTAAACTTTTTAAATGCCGAACTAAATGCAATTAAGTTTGAAAATCTCTGTTTAGAAAAATCTGCAAGTCCAGTTTTACCAGTGACCATTCTAGATGAAATAAATAAACCAGAAGTAATTGCAATTGCTTGATTTTCTGTATAACCTAAATTTAATAAAAACTGTACTGAGTGTTTTACTCTTTTATCTCTAGTTGTTTTAGAAAACTTTCTTGGATTACTTTGTGTATTATCATTTTCTATGCCTTTATCTATTGGTGTAACTATGTTTGATAGTATCGAAAACAAACCTTCTGGTTTACTGTCATCACCAATATCTTCAAGCAACTGATTGTTTTGAGTTAATGTCGCAAACTCTAAATGTGGCAAAGAACCTAAAACAATTGGAGTTTGTGAGTGATTACCATCCATAAAAAAACCAAAGACTAATGAATTTGGTTGTAACTTTGGTGATTTACCTATACCAGAAATACCACCTTCTGTTGTTGGAAGAACACATTGCGCCCAGGGTAAGTCTTGTTGTGGCAATTCGTATATTTCGTCTGAGTGTAAACCATGAATTCTTATCTTTACACGACCTTCAAATCCAAATGGTGGTGATGCATCAATAACTGTCGCAATAAACCAACGAACATTATCTCCGTAATATTCATAAGGCACTGGATTTAAAAATTTCTCGTTCATGGTTCTCTTTCTAATTTACAAACGTTCATTGTAACGTCATGTTGTGTGCCTCTAAATGTGTGTCGCAAGTCATAAATTAAATGCTTACCAGATTTATTTTTATCAAGCATATCATCTGCATTTGATTGTTTACCAACTTCTAAATTATCATTGACAACATTTAAATTTACTGTATCGCCTACTGCCGCTTTACCAAGAAAGAATGCAGTACCAGGAACTGTAATAGACATCATGTTTTTAACTAGTAAATCTCTAATTGAATTAGACTCTAATTTTTTAAGATGTTTTGCTTCTTCAAATTCATCGTGATATGATTTAAACTTACCGTAAGTTCCTGTAGAAACTACTTGATGAATATGTTGTGCTTCATAATCACCAATAAATTTATCTTTTAATTTTAATTTATTATCAAAAACATTTTGATTTCTTCTTATAATTATATCTTGTTTGTCTAAATTATCAATTGTTCTTTGCACGTCATAGTGTTGTTGTGTTATTTGACCAGTATTTAAATTAGTTATACCTTGTGATGCGCCGACAGTTCCATTTGTTACCATATGAAGAGTATCACCCATTTCACCTAAACCTAATGCTTTAATAGTAAATCCTTGTTCGAATTCACTTTTATCTTCTGCAACATTTACGTTTGATGGATTATAAGTATAAGGTAATTTATCATTAAATGGCACTTGACGATACATAACATCTAGATTACCCATTCTTAAATTTTCATCATGTATTGTTGCCCATAAATAGAAAGGAGAACCTGTCTGTGTTGTTGCTCTTGACAATAACCATTTAATTGCATTTATAGGTGAAAGATTAGGTATAATTACACGTATATCATCTTGAATCGCATCAACTTTTTTACTTCTAAATCCAAACAAAAGTTGATATGAGATATCAACACTTTTATTTAATCGTGTCAAACAAATTCCTTTGACAATATCATCAATACGTCCACGATAAGCACTACGAAGTCTTTGTGCCGATGAAATAAAACCATGTTCATCGATAATGTCAAACACATATATACTAGACTTATCATTACCTTTTAGTTGTCTGACTATATTTGTCATGATGAAAGTCTTTTCAAACACAGGGTCAGTTTCTTTACCTAGTCCTGCCATTTCTAATCTAATACGTTCTGTACCATTAAAATTAATTAATTCATACAAAGACTTATCATCTACAATCGCAATCGTACCAGATAAAGATGGTTCTTCAATACTTTCGTAGATGTTTATTTCTGCAACTTGATTTTTAACATCAAAAAATTTATTCTCAAAACCACCAAATCTATCTGCCGTAATATGCGCCTTAGTTAACTTAAATTGTTGACTCTTTGGGTTTGCCATGTTATGACTTCAATGCTTTATTAAAATCTGATACTACTTTGTCTATACTGTCTGGTCTAATAACAATAATTGTTTTTAGTTCATCGTTTCTACTTTCAAGTCTATCACGATAAGTAACAGGTATTAAACCAGATGTATTTACTGTTCCAGATTCTGGATAAGGGTCAATATCAACTTGTTTGCCATCTGTATTTTTATAATGATGTACTGCATTGTATTGTTCACCTTCACTTACTATTACAAGAGAAATTACATCGCCACTTGTGTTAGTAAACTGCAATTGTTCACCAACAGAAAACTTGGTCCCACTTGTAATCTTTATAAACAATTGTCCTAAATCTAAATTTCTTTTTACAATTGTTCCAACAGTTGTCGATGATGCACCAGTAACAGATTGTCCAACAGGAAATGTTACTGCAATATCCTCATTTGCACCACCAATTGTAGTTCTATTAGTAAACGTGATAAATCTGTTTGGATACTTTGATGCCGCGGTTGCTAATAAATCACCTGTGTCCACTGGCCAACCACTAAGTCTTAAGTGGTCATTCATCAAATAAAATGTCCAATAATAATCTGTTGTGCCATATAACTTGTGTGATAATGAGTCTGCTCTATCACCAGAAAGTATTGTGTATTTGTTTAAAAATGCTACGTTTGATTTTATTTCATCAATTAAATCTACATATTGAGTTAGATTATTGAACAGTACTGGGTCTTCTAAATTTCCAAATCTATATGCTAATGATTCAAAGTTTTTAAAATATTTTGTTGTCATGTTTAATAACCTTCTTCTTCAACTTTCTTTCTACTCAATGTTGATGTTTCAGTAAATGCTAAAGTCATATCTATTTCAGTAAATTTACCACCACTATGCATTGCTGAGTTTGTTGGATTATATACAATACTAATGTCACGAAGAAAACAAGGTTGAATCTTTGTTGCTATTTCTTTGCCATCATATACTACTGCTATATTGAATTTGTTTGGAAAACGATAACCAATAGATGCATCGACACCACCAATATCAACAAGAATATCTTCTGGATATAATTCTGTTCTAAAAAACTTAATGATTTCATCTATTTCGTCTGCTTCTCGTTCAGATGTTGCAATAAATTTAAATGTAAATGCAAATTCTCGAAGTGCTACTGACTTAAATAATGCACGAGTATTTGGATTCATTGTTACACCAGCGGCCTGTTTTACTGCTAAATTGGCACCTTCACCTGCCACTTTTGCTACACTTACTTGTGTCATTGCAAGTTTACCTAAATCACCACCAGCATTACCTTGTAAACCAGAAGTTAATGTTGACCCTATACCACCAAGAAGTGAAGTTAGAATATTTTTACCACCTTTGGCCGCTGCCTCACCTATACCACCACCAAAACCTAAATCTGCATTATCATATGCAACGTTATCTCTAAACTGCAATGCAACAGGTGTAAAGAGTTTTACTGATTTATCTATTTGCGATAATTTAGAACCAGAACCTTCTTTAGTTTGATATGCTACACCTTCACCCTTAAACTCTTCTGTTTGTTCTCCATCATTTGTAATTTCACTTGTATCTGAATCTTTAGCGAATATGCCAGATAAACCTACAAGTGCGGCCATGTCTAAAGGTTCTTCTTCGAAGATACTAAACATGAGTCTACCTTTGTAATCGTCTGGGTTATTGAGTGGATATTCTAAATCTTTTCTGCCTTTTAGAACTGGTACTGCTTCTGGAAGTGAATCGAAAAGAACTTCTTTTCCAAAATTTACTAATGTTTTACCGAAATCTGCCATATGTTACTCTAATAAATAGTTTATTATAGTTCTATTTATACTGAAATGAAGACATACAAAGGAAGATATCGAGTAAAAAATACAAAAAAGTATAAAGGTGATTATGAGAATGTCATCTATAGGTCTTTGTGGGAAAGGCATTGCTTTCGGTGGTGTGATGAAAACCCTAAAGTTCAGTACTGGAGTTCAGAAGAAACTGTTGTTCCATACTACTATGAAATAGATAAAAGATACCATAAGTATTATCTTGATTTGAAAATAACATTTAAAGAAGGTAAAACAATACTTGTTGAAATAAAACCAGAGAAAGAAACTAAACCACCTACTGGTAGAAGACGAACTAGACGATATATTACTGAGGCGACAACATATGTCAAAAACATGAACAAGTGGGAAGCGGCAGATGAATATGCAAAAGACAATGGATATGAGTTTCAAGTCTGGACAGAAAAGACACTTAATTCTATGGGTATTCTACCTAAATCTACAAAACCTTTAAAACCTTTTACAGGACGTAAGAAATAAGTATAAATAGAAGTATGTCAAATATCTTTCAGAAACTAGAACTTGCGGCATTTCGTAATCAAATTACTCCAAGAACAGACGAGAGTAGAGCGTGGTTTATGAATAAAGCAAAGACTATGCGAGGTATTAATAGAGAAGAACTTATGAAAGAAGAACCACTCAGTAGAAGTGGTAGAAGAATTATTGGGTCAATGCAAATGTTTGGTTATGACCCAAAACACAAAGATACTTTACCATATTACGATAGATTTCCTTTAGCAATCATTGTAAAACCTGCAAAAGGTGGGTTTCTAGGTTTGAATTTACATTACTTACCACCAATACTTCGTGCAAAGTTTCTTGATGCATTGATGGACAACGTTACAAGTAAGAAAAGTGACAATGCAAAGTTTGACTTAACAGTAAGATTATTAGCAAGTACAAGCAAACTAAAGTATTACGAACCATGTATTAAACATTATTTAAATGAAAAAGTTGCAACTAAATTCGCAGAAGTCAAAGCGCCAGAATGGGAGATTGCTACGTTTTTACCACTTGCACAATTTGAAAAAGCAACAAAACAAAAAATATATGCAGACAGTAGGAAAATGCTATGACAACTAACATGATAGATACGTTCAAGAGTAGAATAACAGAAGGTGGCGGTCTTGCGATGGCCAACCTTTATCGTGTCTTTTTGCCACCAATTATTGGTGTAAGAACACAAGACATGGATATTCTCTGTAAGGCCGCACAAATACCAGGTAGGCAAATACTATCAACAGAAAGATTTATGGGTATGTCAACCATGAAAGTTGCAAATGGTTATGCTAGTGATGACGTGACTTTAACTTTTTATTGTTTAAATGACATGAGAATCATAGATTACTTTCATGCTTGGCAATCAAAAGCAGTCAATCAAGAAGAACAAGAAGTCGGTTATTTAAATGATTATACATATCCAGTAATCATTCAAGCACTTAAAAAAGGTGCAGAAAATCCACTGTTACAACCTAAAAAGTTATTTGACAATAAACTACCAGATGCACTAAAAGATATAATACCGCCAATCGGTCCACTTGACTTAGCAAATGGTACTTTTGATTTAGGTTTATTAGGTGATACAGGTTTGAGGTATATGGCAGAAGGTGTGACATATTCTTGTCGACTAGACAAAGCATATCCTACTACTATAAATAGTTTCGAAATGAATAATGAACTAGATGGTTTATTAGAAGTGAACGTTCAATTATCGTACAAAAACTTTAGAATAGTTGAAGGTAATTTGAAAGATAGAATTATCGATAAAGCAATTGATGTTGTCGGTGAAAAAGTGAAAGATAAACTCAAAGATAAAATGCTTGGTGGGTTTACAAGTACACTTATAGATAGATTATAATATAGGAGAATATTATGAGTGGAGCATTACCAAAATTAAATGCAACCCCAACTCACGAGTTGACAATTCCGTCATCGGGGCAAAAAGTGAGTTATCGTCCTTACTTAGTGAAAGAAGAAAAAATACTTCTTCTTGCATTTGAGTCTCAAGATGAAAAACAGGCGATGCAGGCAATGGTAGATACAATTATTGCATGTGTTAACGAAAAACTAAATCCTAAAACATTTACTTCATTTGATGTAGAATATATGTTTACACAAATACGTAGTAAATCTGTAGGTGAAACAACTAAAATTAATGTTGCATGTTCTGAATGTGGAACAAATAATGAGCAAACAATTAATTTAGCAGAACTTAAAGTTGAAGTTCCAGAGATAAACAATGTTATTGAATTAACAGATAATATCTCTGTAGAATTAAAGTATCCATCTTTTGAGGCATTTATCAAAAACTATGGTAAAGACCAAACTGAAACTGAGTTTAGTTATATGGTAATTAATAATTGTATTGATGCCGTAATTAGTGGAGAAACTAGAATTAGTGCAGATGAAGTCTCAGTAAAAGAGTTAAGTGAATTTGTTGAGTCTATGAGTTCTCAACAATTTCAATCTATTGCAGACTATGTGCAAAATATGCCACAATTAGAAGATACTGTTAACTTTACTTGTTCTAACTGTGGGCATGAAAACAACAGAAAACTTAAAGGTATTTCTGATTTTTTCTCCTAAACCTTTCGCATGATAGTCTGACAAATTATTATCAGACTAATTTTGCAATGATGCAACATCATAAGTACAGTTTGACAGAACTAGAAAATATGATACCATGGGAAAGGGAAATTTACATTACATTATTATTAGATTGGATAAAAAAAGAAGAAGAAAGACAGAAAAAAGAAGAGTCAAAGTATAAATAGAAGTATGGCAGATTTAATAGATGAAATTCAAGAATTAAAATTAGCGACCATCAAAGGAGCAAATGAGTCGATAGAAGCAGGCAATCTTGCGGCCGCTCAAATTCAGGCACAAAATGCGACTACAAATTCAATTGACATATTAACTGAA